CCCACAATAGTTCCACGGACACCAGCAAGAGTTGTGCATTACACTAAACAATCCATCGCCCACATCCACCAAGAACAAATCCGATGGTTCAAAATCTAAACCATAAATAGTTTTTTGTGTATGTTCCATTTCTAATGATGTAATTGCTATCGTAGTTAGTTCATTTGTAGATGCATCCGTTACAATTAATTTATCACCAACTAACATATTATTAACTTTTTCAAAACGAGTCTTAGTTGAATCAGTTTCTTCTATAAAATATGTAGTAGATGGTGCATCTACCCACGTTTTACCATCTTCTAATGTAATTCGTATGTAAATAGTATCTACTGATGCTGAAAATACATTTGATAAACTAGATGTTTCCGATGTCAATGTTTCGTTTACTTGTGGTAAAGTAGCTTCCCATCCGTAGGTTTCTAAAAGCGTTTGATCTAAATCACCTGCATTATTACCATGCATATCTTGGAAATTTATAGATTTTATGTAATCACCTAATTTCAAATTATCTACATCTATCAATGAACCGGTATAATCTAAAATAACAGAATCATCATCAGTATGATAATCTATCCCCGTAAATCTAACAATAGATTTAGATATGTATTTTATTCTACTTTTTTGATTTAATCTTTTAGTATCTACTACAAATTCATCTGCAGAAAAATTCATTGGAATTATTGTGCTTTGTTTATATCCACCTAAGTTGATTACATCTAAATTAGAACCATATATAATATCAATACTACGAATGATAGAATATCTACCATCAACAATATTATCATCTGAATAAACAAATTCTTGAACTAAATATTCAGAACCCAACTCACTTTTCAAATCAGATAATTCAGATAAATCATCCAATTTATATAATGCTGGATATAAATCTAAATCATATGCGGGAGCATTTGCTTTAACTAATACGTTTGGTGCATCTGAATTCGTTGTGTCCAACGTAGTGAATTCATCCATTTGTAATGCACTACCACTAAAATATGTAGCAGGAATATATTCAGACCCACTCATTAAGTTAAAGAACTCAAATTTATTAGCACAATACGTTTCATCTACTAATGCAGTAGTATCATATGATTGTCTTAATATAAATTTGTTAGGAGCATCTTCAATATAAGGCACTGTCACCGAATTCATAGGAACTACATAATCGGTAAATGAAATACCATTTTCAGCACACTTTTCTTCTAAAATTTCTTTGAATCTGAATGGTTCTTCAAGTGGAGTGTATGAATCTACTTCTGTCCATATAAAGTGAAATTCAGTTATATTGTTAGATGTTAAAACATCAAATAATGCGGTATAGTCTAATAAATCGGCACCTGTATTATAGATGGTTGTATTTGTGTTTATTTCTAAAAACTTAACACTTCCATTTTTTTCCAATAAATCGCTACCTATGATAGTTGCTTTCATAAAATCCTTATATTTGTTTAATATTCTTCTATAAATATATGATTATTTAAATTATAGAATTTTTATTTTTAGTTTTAATTATATCTAAATACTTAGAATCTACATTTTCCCATTTTTTTTGAGTGCATGGATTAAACATAGTTGAAAATACTTTTTTATTTAACGGACAACCACAATCACCACAATATGCAGACCACTTTACTTTCTTTAAAACTTCTTTTCTAAAATCACACCCCAAACACACATCTAATCTTTCCTTTGCTAATAACTCCTGTTTATCGGTTGGATTAAACGCTATTTTCCATGCTTCAAATATTTCTTTGTAATCAATCATATTATTATATTAAGGTAATTGTAGATTTTGGTAAATCATAGTAATCATAAATATCATTATACTTGAGTATAAACCTATCATCCAACATAATATTACATTCAATGTGTTTACTAGAATTTGCCGATTGTAATTTAAAAGGTTTATCCACTTTTTCAGAAACCCAACTTTCCAATTCATTTATTTTATTGAAATCAAACCAAATAATATTTGAATCATTGTTTGTCCAATAGGAAATGGGTGTCAATAATATATCAATCATATTTACAGCATATCCAAATGTAGTTTGTTCCCAATTAATAATATCTATTTTTTTATCTAATATTTTCAAATCAATTAAATACTGACATATAATATCCCATCTTTGTTTTTTGTTAATTATATCATTTTTAGTAAAAAAGAATAATTCATCTAAAGTAAGATTAGAAAAAGCTTCATATAGTTTGGGATAGCCACTTCTTTTTAAATCAAACAAAATGTGTTTATATAAGGAATAAAATCTTTCATGTCTATTTCGTTTAACTGCAACTATTGGGTATGATGATCCAAATTTAGATTGTAAATCACCAATTGATTCGTGCGCATGGTAGATGTGATTCATTAAATTAGATTTATCAATTGATTTAAAATCAACATTATCATTTAATGGTATTAAAGTGTTGGTATAAGTTTCAACATTTAAATCTGATATAAGACATGAATAATGAAATGCAGTTGATGCACATCTTGGTAGACTTAGATATATAAATTTATTGTCTACTAACATTATATTAACGATTTTTCTTTTTTAACATAACTTAACCCAACATTACCAGCAAATACGATTCTATCTTTGGTTGATTTTAGTGCAGTATTTGGTGCATGGGGTGTATCTGCTTTCATGATTATCAACTCATCTTCGTTTGGTAAAATGGAGTATTCATTATCACTCTTACTTTTAAAATATAAAACGGCATCATCACCTTCTATATTATCAGGCATTTGAACATAATACACATATGTGTAAACTGGGACAAAAGCTTTATTTACTTTGTTTATTTCAGTATGTATGTGGTATTTGTCATACCCTTCTTTAAAATTGGGTTGTATCGGATTATTAGCTCTTACAATATTAACCCACGAATCTGTTTCTATCATATTAACATTTACATCAATATCGGTATGAATTTCTTTACACTTATTTATACATATTTGGGCTATTTCATCCAATTTATTTTTAATACTAATATTGCCTAAAAAACTCATATCACCCTGTATTTTAAAATAAGGAAATGCATCAAAATTAAATTCATCTGAATTATTAACTACATCATCGCATAAACTTAATATTTCACTTTTGAATGAACTAAAATTTAATTTTGTTCTCCAAATATAGGTATCGGTATCAAACACTATCTTTTCCATATTATAGTAATTGTTGTTTTATACTTTTTTTATTTTTTTTATAGATAGCTAAATAATTGTTTACAAAGAAAGTCATTTCATTTAGTGAAAATTCCTCTAATTGCAATGTATTAAATAGTTCAATATTGGTTCTTGGAATTAAATTATAATCAGCATCCAATATCATTTCTAATTTTGGCGGTAATGGTAATGCTGTGCTCTTTCTCCAAAATTCAGTATCAGTTCTCTCACATAAATAATGATACCTGATAAACATTAGATTCTGTTCATTTATTTGATAGCACCATTTATTAAATCTTTCTTTATAACTTTCATCGAAATTAGTATCACTTAATCGTTTTAATTGCATTATGGTGGTCATCAAAGCTGTTGCTTCTAATGGTTCTATGAATCCATATGATAATCCAATAGCAATTGAATTACCAATCCAACTACGTTTATATGTTCCTGGTTTAAAATCAAAAACTTTTTGTATAGTTATATCTTGTCCTATGTGAGTTTCTATTTCCTTTTTAGCATCATCTACGGATGTATATTCATCATTGAAAACATACCCACACCCCAATCTATGTTGTAGTGGTATTTCAAACATCCAACCTGAGTTCATCGATGTTAATTTTGTATAACTCTTATCTGTTATGGTATATTTTTGAGTTTGTGGTAAAAAGAATCCAAACGCTTTGTTTAATAAAAGATATTTGGAATAATCAATCCACTCTTCATTATGAACTTTGTTTATTATCAATCGTGCAAACCCACTGCAATCAAATACAAAATCTAAATTAATAATCGAACCGGATTTTAATTCTAAATTATCGATAGTTTCTAATGTATTATTTACTTTTACAATTTCATCATCTATCCACTTAACACCACGATTAATTGAAGTTTCTTTAAGATATTGTGCTACCAGTCTTGCATCAAAATGGTATGCATATCGTTTGTTAAACGGGGATGGTTCTTCTCCTATAAATAAATGTTTTCGCAATTCACCATTACCTGTCCAATTATATAATTCTAATCCACCTTTTATAGTTGATTTTGTTTTTTCAAAAAAATCTGTTTGATTTATATCCAACAATGATAAGATTCCTCCAAAATTAGGAGTTCCACCTTCTCCTGCCCCTAATATTCCTATTTTAGAACTTTCAATTAATGTAACGTCTGCGTTTTTCCAAAATTTATTAACTACCAAAGCCGTCAACCACCCGGCAGTTCCCCCACCAATTATTACTACTTTCATATTATGGTATTAAATGTCTTATTATTATTGTTAGTGATATGCAAATCCATATAGTATTAAATAATATTAAAGTTGGCAATGATTTCCGCATCGATGCCCAAATTAAAGCAGAAGAAGTTGTTAATGTTAAAAAATGCATATACCACAACTCAACTCCAAATATTAGACCTGGGATTATGATTATTGCTTTAGCCAACCAGGCTGCTAATTCTATTACATTGTAATCTGTCCAATATTCTTTGGATAAATACATTTTATACCTACCCCATATTTTGTTCCAACCTATACTGATGTATAATGTTAATATGAATATGGTAAATATTATTATAAATTTCATATGATTAATTTATTAAATTATTGATTTTTTTAGAACACTTCCTGGCCAGACATTTAATGAGTATCTAATACCATCGGTTAATTTATCAACTGAATGTGGGATATTGGAATCAAAAATGAAAATACTACCAGTTTTTTTGGGGACAGAATATTCAGTATCATCTATTATGTATTTTATATCACCACCCTCGTATGAATCATTTAACTGAAATATCGTAGTTATAGTTGCACCATATTGTATTTCATGTAAATCCGAATGCCAATCTAAAAAATCATTTTTAGAATATTGATTAAATGAATATTTTGGTATATGTGAATAAGTTAAACCATTAAATATTTTTAATTCATTTAATGTATGAATAACTTTAGTTGAAATACTTTGTATGATTGGGAGGTGTAATACATCATCTACTAAATAACATCCCATTCGTTTATTAGTATCTTCATTTATAGCGGTTTCAACGTGAACCCCATTTACAAATTTAGATGATGACATTTTCTGTAATCCACTATCTTTTCCAAGTTGTATGATTGATTCACACTCTTCATTTGTTAAAAAATTATCTATAAAAAGTGTAAACATTGTGTAAGTAGTTTATCGTATTATTCATTATATATAAATATATTATTATAAAAAAAGGGAGTTTCAAACTCCCTTTTCCAAATCACAATAGAGGTATTATAACTTATTTCACTTTAATAGAAATTTTCTTTTTCTTTGCCTCTTCTTTTTTAGGAATAGTAATTAATAAAATTCCTAATTCAACATCTGCAGTTGCTTGAGATGCATCATAATCGTTTGGAATACGAATTGTATGATTAACATCGGAAACTAAACTTGCTAGAATTGAACCTTCGGTGTATAAGGTTTCTGCTTTAATCGTTAAAGTATTACCTTCGTTTTCGATTGAGATATTTTCTTTTGGATGACCGGTTACATCGAACGCTAACTCATATGAATTATCATTCTGTTTAAC